GCCGAAACCTCGAGATCGTTCATTCGTCCACCATCCGCCCACGATGTCTAAGGCTATCACTGTTCCCCGTATCCTCGTCACCCGTAAGGGCGGCTCCAAGTTCGAGATTAAGTCTCGTTACAACATCACTCCATTTGTTGCCCCAGTCTCGCAGGCACTGGGCACCAACATCACCATTGTGCCAGGCGAAGCTCAGTTCGGTGAGCTGCGCCACCCCGTTGCCCGCTTGTGCAAGGAGTTCAGTTGCAAGCTGGTCGCATTCCAGAACACCATGTTTCAGCTGGAGATCGGGACGAGTCCGAGTGAATCGCTCGTCCAGATGTCGGATTTTTACCTGAAACTCGCCAATAAAGGCGACCTTGTGATGAGCACCTATTGCAACAATCATGAGGACAACACGGATCTCAGCCAAGGAGCACCGGAGGGCGCTGAGCTGGAGATCATGCGTGCCCAGTGGAGCTGTGACGACGTCCAGATCTCCGACGCCATTGATAAATACGGGGTCAAGGCTATGCGCAAGCAACTGCCGGTCACCCAGCGCCAGCGCCCCAGTTTTTACACCGAGGACATCTCGATGTATGACATCCCATCTAAGTACACGTCTGTCTACGCTGTGGACGTGTACCCCGACATCGCCCATTTGTGCGCCACCCTCAAGATTGGGCAGGCCATATACTTCAACAATTGGGGCATTACCGAGCCCGGTGTCTATCTGAACGGCGAGTTGGCGGTAGAGTCCAGAGAGGACGGCCATTTAATCTTCACTTACCAGGACGACGACCGCAGTTACATCCATTCTCCTTTCGACGTGGCGGACGGCCGCACGTATCTTCAAGACGACGGCCGCGTCATACGAACCACTTTCCCGTACGGGGAGTGGGGTCTGCGTAAGTATGTGAAATTTGAGTGCTTCGCTGACGTGGCTTCGGAGTCACGGCCCCGACCCCGATCAGCCAGTCCCACTGGTCTGGCTGAGTTTAAGGTGCTGCAGCGCAGTGAGGAGCAGCGCGCCGCAATTGCCAGGACAATTCCAAAGCCTCGCGGGCCCGAGCTGCCTTATGCCGAGCGAGCCATTGTTTATCAACAAACCAAAGAACGTATCCTTTCCGAACCTGATTCAAGCCAGAGGTTGCCTTTGACGCCGGCCATGTACGCCGCCTTGCCGGCAAAGGCTCGTGTAAGCCCGGAGCTCCAGCAGGCTCTCGATCACGCCGAGGAGCTCGAGCGGCGCGCCGAGGAGGCGGATCGCCTGGCCCGTGCCCATGAGCGTGCGCGGGCCGCCGAGGAGAAGCTCAGCAGGAGCGCGGTGAAGGCGATGGCCATCATTGACCCCCCAACACCACCCATTGAGGAGGACCCCACTGAGGTTGCGGCTCATCGTGCCGCAGTTGCCATGGCTGAGAGCAAGGCCAAGCATGACCAAGAGTGGGAGAGCCTCAAGATAAAGACATTTTTGTCAATCGCCAATGCGGCAACCACTGCGACCGCGCGTGCACAGATAAACCACATGCTCAACGTTCACTCGGAGCTCATCATTGAGCACATCAAATTCCACCCCGAGAGCGACCCGGTTACCATTGGCAAATCGTTTTACAAGCATTATTTGGAGACTCAGCAAGCCATGTACGACTGCGATGGTGACGACATCGCTGAGGAGGTGGCACAGGCCGCTGAGAACGACCACGCCCTGGCCAATGGCGTGCCCAGCGGGGTCCACAAAGGCATCAGCTCCACCATTTACAAGCTCAAGCGACGAGCCGGTCGCCGTGTCCTGAAGGCTGGGCGTTTCATCAAGAGCTGTGGCACCAGCATCGCCGCTGTTCCTTCCACATTGACAAATCCTGATCAAGACCCGTGGACTTTCTGGAACGTGTTCACGTATCTCATCGTCGTTGGTGTCATGGCATTTGTGTTCTGGCGCGCGCTGCTCGCCATCATTGGCTTCGCCATTGCCGGCGCCACTTACTTGTCGACACGCTTTGGTGTGACGCGCACCGTGATGGGTGCTGCCGCTGCCGGGATGGCCACCACGGCTGCCGCTGGCGCCACGCCAGCTGGAGCTGTTGTTGGTCTGGGGGCATTTGGCACCGTCTTCGCCGCTTGCAAGGGCTTCATCCATTTCTTCACCGGTATTCGGGTCTAGGGACACCGGGACCATGGTGCGGTGTCAACATCAGCCGGCTTTGCTGCCAACCTCAAGTGGCTGAGTGTGCGCCGACATGTCGGACGTCGTGGCCGGAACCGTAGGACCGACCAATTTCTTGTGCTTTGCACATCGCAACCGGATTACGATCCCACCCTTCCCAACGGGTGCGCCTTTAAATTCCCTCTTACTAACTTTTACGTTCCCCCGAGACCCCTCGCCGTTGTGGTCGGTCCAATTTTGGGCGGGGGCGTCTTGTGGGAGCCCAACTGCGAGGCCAGCCTTCTGGCTGGCATTCGCAAGAACCATGCGGACCAAATTCCATTGTGCGAGCGCATGACCGACGCCGAGTTTCAGTCCCATCGTGACTGGTTCGTTCGTGCCTTTGTTTCGGGTGAGTGTGATGCCCGCCACAAGATTGAGTTCAGGGCCCAGCATCTCAGTGTCTATGATGTGCTGGCGCATGTTGCCATCAAGGACCCAGCGAAGGCCCGCCGCTATTGGGATGAATACCTTGACCATTTTAAAAGGATCGTCTACAGCTCCAACCGTCACAAGGGCAAATTGAAAGTGAAAGTCGAGATATTGAAGTGGGGCAAGATGCCCAGGGTAATCGTCGACTTTGGAGGCTATTACGTCGTTTTAGGCCATTCCTTTGCCATTCCACTGGAGCGCCATCTCAAAGTGCTCAATGGTTGGAAGGGGCTCAAGGTCAAGGACAAGTGGATCCCCTTGGCCAACATAGCTGCCAAATTTCATTACGACGTGTTTCTCGCGCTTACGGATGACACAGCGCGTGACTGCAACACCATTGACCGCGATTTTCTCATTTTCATTGACGTCTTGATCGCCTCCGGTTGTCTGGTTGAGGGATCTGAGGCACATTTGTTCCTTCTCCGTGTTGGTCTCAGTGCCACCACCGTCGCCGGAAATCTTCGCTCCCTTCTCATGCGTTTGTTCAGCGGCACATCGTTCACCAGTTCCATGAATTTCGTCACCAGTTACGGGTGGTTGACGTTTTTCGCCCGCCATCTTGGGTTCGTTCCAGAGGAGTTCATGTGCGCCGCTGAGGGCGACGATACCGCCATTGGGTTTTGCGGTGCTGCTTTCAGACGCCTCTCGCCTGACGTCAGCGAGGCCAACGTCATTCGTCTTGGCCGGATGTACGCCAAAGACATGAAAATTGAGAAGTTTGGGTGGCTACTCCCAGGCACTGCTTGGCCATGTGTTGGTGGCCACGCCGTTTACATTTCGGGCACCACATGGAGATACGTGCCCAGTGTCAGCCGTGCCATGATAAAGGCCGGCTATTCCATTTCCTATGAGTTCACGTCTGGGAGGTCTTTTATCGGCAGAATAAAAGCCCGCGCCGACTCTTTGAACGACAGATTTGACACCATTCCCGTCTTTTGGGCTTACGCAGCTGTCGTGTCAGCGTATGCCGCTACATTTCCTGGCTCATCGGATCGCACAGCCGAGGAGAATTTTGAGCTGTATGAGCATCATTGGGAGGGCCAGGCCGCGGGCCCACCTGACCATCTTGATAGGATTGCCTTTGAGATAGTAACCGGTGTGTCTCCAGGATCTCAGATCATCATTGAGGAACAATTGTTGGACTGCATCAAGTGCCGAGATTGGCACCGCGATTTGACCTCTCTTTTCCATTTTTGGTTCGCGGCCAATTGAAATCGTATCAGAAACGGTTTCTTATTTCATTCCAAGTTCCTCGTTACGCTCATGGCTCCGAAAACCCCGCAACAGGCCGCCGCGAAGGCGGCCCGCAAGCAGAAAAAGACGGATGCGAAGGAGTTTCGCAGTCTGGCCGCCTCCCTTCCGAAGGGAGTGAAAGCCCTGAACATGGCCCCAGACTTGATCGGGACCGACGATGTTCTGGGACATTACGCTGCATCTTGCATATCACCATTCGATGGCTCCGCGGTTGGTGCCAGGGTTCCTGCTCCTTATGAGTGCCGCACCGTCACCGCCAAGCTTCACACATTGTTTAGCCCGCAACCGGCCACTGGCGGAGATGTCAGTACGTACGGCTTTTCGGTCGTATTGACCGCTTCGCCCATCGGCACCCTCTTGACGCACAGTCCTGGTCTGAGGGGTGTCATCGGGGGCGCCAATTGCAATTTCCAAGCCTTCAATGCCAATCAGAGTTACACACCCTCCGGCGCTTACGAGCGGTTCGTCAACATTAGCGGCTACGATTTTTCGCGCAGCGCTACCACCGCCGCCAATTTGGCCAAATTGTTTAGCCAATACCGTGTCGTGTCTTGCGGTTTCCGCGTGCGTGTTGAGTCGTCACTCACCAACACCCAAGGCCGCCTTCTCATTGCTCGCGCGCCCGCAGGCCCCGTTGTGCCCCTTACCAACTCCAGTTATTGGGGTTCTGCCGGTTTTCCACTTCCGGCTGGTACTGCAGGCGAGATCGACGACGGTGAGTTGTTGGCTTCGTGTTATGCCGCTATGGGCTTTCCTTGGCAGTACAACCCAGGCAACAACAATCCCGGTTATGTTGCCGGTGACATTTCCGACACCATTTTGTCGTTCCCTGATTCCATGGAGGTGTCGTTGCCATCTATCATGGATTCAGGCTTCGAGCTTTTGTGCCCCAAGACGTCGGCTCTGCACACACAATTCATTCATGCCCAGGCTTCCGGAGAATATTCCGTCGGTGAGCAGTCCATCGTTGCCGGTGACATGGTGCTGCCGGGTTCTGATGCGTCTCCCGGGCTCACGTCCAACATTTATTCGGGCCACGCTTCCACTGTGCCGCGCGTCAGCGACAATTCTACGGCTGGTTTTACCAACGTGGCATTGAAGTTCATCGGGCTGGGCGTTGGCACCCAAGTGTCCATTGAGACCATATTCCATTTGGAGGGAACGCCTGCGTCGTATGATGTCACGGACCCCACTATGCCGATACCCACGTCCCTCAAACCTGCTTTCGCCATGACCGCTCATGTCGACGAGGTCAACGCCATCACTGGTTCAATGCCTATGGGTAGACCCGCCGATTCCCCTCATATTGCCGTTGAGCATATGTTGACCGCCGCATCGACAGTGGGCACGAGCCCTGGCTCGCGTGTGGGCGGTGCTTTGCGTAACGCCGGTGGGGCTCTGCTCAATTTAGTTCCTGGCGGGGGCATTATTCGTTCCGCAGGAACTGCCATCAACAACTTGACCGGCGGCAAGCTTGGGCAGGCGATTGGGACTGGCCTTGGCAACATGGCTAGCAGCGTCATGAATAAGTTCAGGAGCTTTTTCGGCCGTTGAATTTTGACACGTGGCATTTCTGCCGCGGTCTTGTACCATTATTGTATATTAGTCATTCATTGATTAAATAAACAACAAATAAATAAAACAAATAAATAAATCAGCATTTCATTTTTTCTCTTGTTATTGGAGAATTTCGCATCAACATTAATAACAACGCACGTTAATCTGGGCAGTCCCAGTCCACCAACACACGGTGGTCCGTCCGGTGCAACTCCGGGTCCATTTACTGACGC